TATACATGACGAGTTTGGAGTTGAGGAAATTTACAGGTCTGAAGGTGGCTTGGTTGGTCATGTATTAACCTTATTATTTGGCACTGGTGTTGCTGTTTCTATTTTTAGGCTCGTGCTGAGCACTAAATGGAACAAGTTACCACGCACATTACTTACGAAGTATGTGTTTGGTAGTTCACTAGAGTCAGTCCACAATTATAGGTTGATACGTGACGCTTTCAACACAACCGAAATTCATACGGTTGGTGATTTTAAAAATCATTCCCATGGAAAAGCTGCAGCTGCTCGTCGCACTGCAATGAAATTCATGGATTCCATGTGCATGTTCACTGGTTTGACGCGTTATTCGTTTCAGATGTCATCCACTGAGCAAAGTCTGGACGTACCTGGGGAACGGCTTTATTATTGGGCTCGTGACACAAGTGCGGAACCACAATTTGATGTAATTGGTGATTCCCACATTGTTAGCCTGGTTGATGTCGACTATTATGTCGATATGCCATCCCATCTGGTTGAGAATCCTAGACCGCACATCTTGTATACTGTGCAACCTGAGACTGCGGGTGCTGTTAGAGAAGATTATGCTTATTCTTTTCTCCGTAATGGCATCTTGAATTTTTCAGTCCGTGGAGGTGCTAAGTATCAGCACAAGATTTGGAATTATGGAGTGGACACCTTTGTTGCGACAAAGAAGTTCTTTGGTATACCATATTATGCCGTTCTGTACGATGTGCAGGCGCGTAAGGTTGGTTTAGATAAACAGTTGGTGATGCTTGCCCCAGTGCGTGAGTTTTCACTGTTTTCGGCAATGTTCGCCTATTGGTTCTCACGCTCTTTGCAGCGTATTGAACCTAATTTTGGTGATTACGTCAAGATAGTGACTCGCAGCCAGGATGGGAAGAAGGTTTCGGTCGCTCGAGTTGCGACTGAACTATCATGCACTGTCCCATCAGAGATCTTTGACTCCCTCATATCTACACGGAACATCTCACCCAAATTGCAACTTAACAATTATCAAGTTAAGTCCATCATTGCAAGTGTTCCTGAGGAAGAGTTAGACCACCCTAAGGATATAATTTCACCAATTTTGACGGATTACCTCAATAACGCACCTGATAGTGTTGTTGAGCCAGTGTTCATCAATGACAACCCTGTTATGGTTAAGGTGGCGTTTGGTGTACCAGACGTCACTGATAAGCCAGTTCTCGAAGCTTTTGCTACGCCTTTTGGTGTTCCTCCGGCATTTGTGCCATTGAACAATAAGGATAGCACCGACCGTTCTATTGTTGGTCGTGTGGAGATACCTCGGGAGCAAGCTGAGACCATTTTGGGGGGCTTCAAGATGACACCTTCCAAGCAGGAATGTTTGGAAGAATTTGTCAAAAGATTGATTCCCGTACCCAACCTTGGCGTGCCTTATGACGCGCAAGCCGTTGCGGATAAGCAAATCAAACCGTCGCAGAAGCGCGATCTGATTGATGCTGGTCTACTCGGTAAGGTTAGTGGCTTGGTTAAGACGTTTAT